CGGCCTTGACATTGCAGTTGTGAGCCACCAATACAGCGTCAACGTCATCTAAATCGATGCCGTATTGCGAATAGATGGCTTTTGCATCTGTTGAAATAATCATTTTCCTTCCTCCTATTAATATTTGATGCCAACTTTTGCTGGGTCTAAACCAACTTCAAGCAAACGCTGCGCGACTGCATCTTCAAAAGAACAAATCATTGCAAACCAAAATTCCTCAGAATTATCATTTTTAACACCGCAGTTTTCAGCATCAACGCATTCGTCAGTAAATGGGGCGCCGTTCCACCCAAATTTTCCAAAAGTCTCATCAACAAGCTTGGTCATTTCTTCGTATTTTTTGCGATATTTCATTTTTTCTTCCTTTCGTTTACTCGCCGGTCAGGGTATCTGGTTGGCGATTGCTTGCAATATAAAACGATTCGATATACGATGTCAACACTTTTTGAAGCCAACTCACAATAAATTATATGATTTATACATTAGATAAGATAAAACTGCTATTGCAAGATAGAAGGTTAAACCTTATTGCAGAGGCGACCGGCGTCCATATCAACACGATTCGGGATGTTCGTGACAATCCAGACGCTAACCCAACGTACAAGGTTTTGGTGGCATTAAGCGACTACTTGGAGAGCAAGAATGCCAACCAAAGCTGAAGCAGCTCTGACCTATGCTTCATGGGGTTGGCATGTCATACCGGTCGTGCCAAACGGCAAGATACCTGCGACCCAGCATGGAGTTAAGGATGCCACGACCGACGCCGAACAAATAGCCATTTGGTGGGCGCAAAACCCTGAATTTAATATCGGCATTGCCGCCGGTGCGAAATCCGGCATCGTAGTGTTTGACGTTGACCCTCGCAATGGTGGTGAGGAGTCGTGGTCAAAATGGGTTGAGGCCAATGGCGATGTCCCTGATGGCCCGATGCAATTGACCGCTGGTGGTGGCCAACATCATATTGGTACGTATGACCCTGAGATTAGGTCGTGTAAATTGGTCGATGGCGTTGATCTGTTGTCCGATGGCCGTTATTTTGTGGCGCATCCTTCGACCATTGAATCCCGCTCTTATCATTGGGAAGCATCCAGCGATCCGTTTGATGGCATCGCACCGTTTAGCATTTCATTGACTTGGCTAAATGCCTATCGAGCCATTCGCAAACCCGCCGAGCGCAACTCATTACAAACCAGCGGATTAATTCAAGGCAGCCGCAACAATGGCTTGACCGCTCTCGGTGGTGCGATGCGTCGCTACGGCATGACCGAAGCTGAGATCATGGCAGCGTTATCCATTGCGAACGAAACTCGCTGCGAAATACCGTTACCTAGTTCTGAGTTATCCCAAATTGTTCGTTCTGTTTGCCGGTACGACCCTGAGAGCGATTTGGCCGCTGACATTGGTCTAGGCTCGGACGCTGCTGAAGCTATTCTTGATGCAGCCAAAGCAGAGGCGCAGGAATATTATTTCACTCGCGCAAGCTCGTATCTTGGCCAACCCGCACCACTTCGTTGGATCATCAAGGGTTGGTTGCCGGACTCCAGCGTTAACATGGTTTATGGCGAATCAGGCGCAGGGAAAACTTTCCTAACCCTTGATATGGCGTGTTGTATTGCTAGTGGCCAAGCGTGGCACGGCCACAAAACCAAAGCCGGTGTTGTTGTGTACATGGCGGGTGAAGGTAATTATGGACTCCGGCAGCGCGTCACCGCATGGTGCCGCCAGAACAACATTGCCGACCTCGATAATCTTCTTATTTCCAACAAAGCCGTAGATATTGACAGCCCAGCCATAGCCGCTCAGATCATTAATGCGATCCGTGAAATAACAGCCGACGATGTCGCGGCCATATTTATTGATACGGTCAACAACCACATGTCTGGCGACGAGAACAGCGCCAAAGACACACGTAATATGCTAAACGCTTGCCAAATTGTCTCAAGGGCGCTTAATTCCAGCATTTGCTTGAACCATCACACAGGTCATGCAATCGATTCTAAGAATCGAGCGCGTGGCTCATCGGCGTGGAAAGCGAGCCTTGACTCCAGCATTTTGGTTATGAAGGTCGATAATTCGATTGAAGTGTCGTGTACCAAGATGAAGGACGCTGAGCCGCCAGAGGCGTTTTTTGGCAAGCTATCGAGCGTTGATTTGGGCTGGGTTGACGAAGACAACCAAGCCATTACCGGTGCGGTATTCACGTTGGAAGATAATCCACCGACCAAGAAGGATAAGAAAGAGCCAGCCATTAATAAGCACATCAAGATGTTTGAAAATGCGTGGTGGCATAGTGGCGCTGAGATACGTCTCGGTGTTCCGTACTGTTCGCGCAGCGGGTTTTTGAACTACTTGGTGGGCAAGATGGGCATCTCGGAGGCATCGTCAAAGGTGTATGTTCGGGAAAGTGCGACCGGCAGACCTATTGCTGATTTGCTATTGGCTGATGTGATTACGTCGTCTGAGCATGGTTGGGTGGTGGCGAATGATGTGCTGGCTAGTAGTTTAATGGTGCGGAAAAATGACAAATAACTCATTATTTTGTGTTATCAAACTTACACCGAACAAGCGAACAAAACAGAACAAATGGCATTTTTGTTCTGTTCGACAAAGACAGATGAAGCGAACAGAACAGAACACAACCCTTTAGGGTTGTTCTGTTTGTTCGTTCTGATGTGGGTTGTTTTGCACCAAAATAGGGATAAATGATGAAAAAATGTAAACATTGCGATTCTGAGAACATTAGAGTCGGTGTAGCGGTTATTTCGTCGGGTGCAACTGTTTATCCGTGGTATTGCTCGGACTGTAATTTTGTTTATCCGGTGTACGTGAAAAAGGAAGTGGCAAACGAACTGGAGCGAACAACAGGCGAACTTGTTCGGGTAAAGACGCGAACGCAAGAGTATTACGAAAAACAGAATATTGTTATTGAGTGCCAAGTGTGTGGCACGAACGGAGCAGAGTTACATCATTGGGCACCGAGGTATTTGTTTGAGGATGCAGAGAAATGGCCTAAAAGTTATTTGTGTGTGCCATGTCACAAGCGTTGGCATAACGTGGTTACTCCAGATATGTCAACGAGGAAGTAATGCCAGCCGGTAGACCGTCAAGCACAAAAAGCAAATGGTTTAATCGACAATTGTCTGATGTGGATAAGCAGATATTGGCCGCAGCGGGTAACGGTGATATGTCGAAAGGTTTTAAAAACTTGCTAGAAATATACCAAGTGCTTTGGAGTCATGGATATAGGTCTACAATTGATTTTGAAGATTTTCTATGTCGGTATACCAAAGATGAATAAAGATTCAATACAGAGCGTTCTGGTTCGTTTTGGAGGGTGTTTGAGATGGTATTGTTTAAGATTTGGTTTGGATGTAGGAAACAAACAAAACAATGGCGAACAAACGAACAAAGCGAACAAAGCGAACGAACAAGGATTGTTCGCAGGTACCCCCCGAATGCACCTCCCGCCTCTTTCATTTATTTTTTTGACCCCCCTCTTTTTTTCTTGCCAATTTTCTAACAACTGATGCCGGAATGATAACGAAATGCACACCCCGCTATAGGTTTTCGCTAACGTAATGTTTGAATGTCGCGTAACCAGCGTTATGTAAAATGCGACCGATAGCTTTTTTCTTGTTAGTGAGTGCTTACTAACTTTTTTGGGGGATTTTTGATAGGGGGGGGGAGGGTGGGGCTGACAAAAAATTTTTGTTGTACCCTCCTCCCCTCAGAAAAAGCGAAATGAGGAAATGATGACCAAACTACCAACACCAGTAAAAAAAAGAGGCCGTCCCGAGAAGCTAACGATTCAAAAGTTCGCTGCCAACCCGCCTCTAACCTTACCAAAGACTGACAACCAACGGATCAAGGAGTTGAAAGAGATCATCATCAGGTCGTCTGGAAAAGATGTCGTCGAAAAAGTTGTCCAGATTGCCTTGACAGATGGCCACCCAGGCCAAATGGCAGCCATTAAAATGTGTATGGACAGAGCCTTGCCAATCTCCCTGTTTGAGAAAGGCTCCAGCCAAAGGAGTGCTGTTACCATTAACATTACTGGCTTGGGCGGTGAGCCGATCAACATCCAAGGATCGGAGCCAGATATTATTGATGTGTAGCAATGCGATTTGTATTCTTGCTTGAGCAAGAATATAATTGACGTATGAAAAAATGTACCCATTGCAAAATAGAAAAACCTCTTACAGATTTTTACGCTGTTGCTAATGGCGTGAAAGGCGTAAGGCCTCGCTGTAAGGAATGTATGGCTTTATTAGAGCGAGCAAAATATGCCTCAGATGAAGATTTCAGAAAGCGCAAGCTAAACATGCAAGCTGTAAAAATGCGTAACGACGAAGAATTTAGGCTGCGCCATCGAGCCGCTTGCCGAAAAGGTCACTTGCGCCGAGAGTATGGTTTAACACAAGAAACATTCGACGCAATGCTGCAAGAACAAGGCGGCGGCTGCGCAATTTGCGGCACAAAACAAGAGTATGGCAATCAAGGCACTAGAATGGTTGTAGATCATTGCCACTCAACAAACAAAATTCGTGGGATTTTGTGTGATCTTTGCAATACTGCGCTTGGGAAGTTTTACGACGATATATCGCTGTTGGGTAACGCAATCAAGTACCTAACCAAAGGCAAAAATGGCTGATTTAAATTTCCAGCTTTTACCGTGGCAACAAGAGGTTTTTTCGGATAAAACCCGATTCAAGGTTATTGCTGCGGGACGGCGTTGCGGCAAGTCAAGATTGTGCGCCATTACTTTGCTAATTGAAGCGTTGCGTTGCCCCGCTGGTTCAGCCGTCCTTTACGTCGCTCCCACCAATGGCCAAGCCAGACAGATTATTTGGAATGTGTTGCTAGAGCTTGGTCGGGACGTTATTGCCAATAGTCATATTAACAATCAAGACATTACGTTGATTAATGGCGCAACCATTTATGTCCGTGGAGCCGACAGGCCAGATACGCTTCGCGGCGTTAGTTTGACGTATGCCGTTTTGGACGAGGTTGCGGATATTAAGCCTGAAACGTGGGAACAAGTTGTTCGTGCATCCTTGTCCGATAAAAAGGGTAGTGCCCTATTTTTAGGAACGCCAAAGGGTAGAAATTGGTTCCATGATCTATGGACTCTTGGCCAAGACGGTACTGACAAGGATTGGAAGAGCTGGCACTTTACAACGGCTGACAATCCATTGATTGATCCTGAAGAAATTGAATCAGCTAAGAAAACATTAAGTTCGTTCGCCTTTAAACAGGAATTTTTGGCGTCGTTCTCCAACGCTGGCTCGGACATATTCAAAGAGGATTGGATCAAGTACGGTGAAGAGCCGACGCATGGCAGCTATTTCGTGGCGGTGGACTTGGCAGGATTTGAAGAGGTAGCAAGACAAGCGGCAAACTCTAAGAAGCGCTTGGACGAGTCAGCCATTGCGGTAGTCAAAGTGACTGACGAGGGCAAATGGTGGATCAAGAAGATAGAACATGGCCGGTGGGATATTCGGGAGACGGCGGCCAAGATACTGATGGCGATGCGCGACTACCGTCCGCTGTCGATTGGAATTGAGCGCGGGGCGCTAAAAAACGCTGTTTTGCCGTATTTGAGTGACTTAATGCGCAAGAATAATGTATATTCGCACATAGTTGACC